CTATGGCGCCCGACCAAGACTCCGCTGCTACTCCAGTCCTAACCATTGCGGGTACTGAATGTACCTACAACGACATTGTAGCCCTCAAAGCAAAATGCGATAAAGCGGGATGGCCTCTCAAAGGTCGCCGCCTTGTCTTGTGTTACGACCACTACAACGCCCTCCTTAAAGATAGAGAACGTTTTGGTGACCAACTTATCAACTATCGCAACGGACAAACAGCCCCTGTGATTGCAGGCTTTGAAATCAAAAACTATGAGCAGCACCCTCACTACAATGCCGCAGGACAAAAAATCGCTTTCGATCAAGTGCCTACAAGTACCGATAAACCCGCTTCAGTAGCCTTTGTAGTAGATGCCGTACGCAAAAAAACAGGGCTCACTAAGCAGTATTATTCCGAAGCTAAGCAAGATACCCAAAACCAAGCAAATCTCTTGGCGTATCGCCACTACTTTATTGCTTTGCCTTTAGAGAAAAAGTACATCGCCGCTCTGAAATAATGTTTAACCCAAAAGGAGGGGAAGCCTCAGAAAAGCCCCAAAGTAACTCAATTAGCACGCTTTTTTCTGCAACCTTCCCCTCTTACTAATAACACAAAACCTATGGATACCATATTTAATGATAACCCCAATTTAGATGTAGCCTACAAAACCGCTGACGGCAAATACTTCTACACCGAAAATAGCGCGCAAAACCACGCCCAAACCCTCAAAAATAAAGAGGTAAAAAAAGTAGTACGTACAGAAGAAACTACAGAAAAAGAGGAAGTAAAAAATGAAGTAGCTACTCAAACAGAGAAGCCTTCAGAAACCCCTGAGCCTTCAGAAACCTCTGATAGTTCAGAAACCCCTGAGAACTCAGAAAACTCTGATAATTCAGAAAACCCAGAACCCTCAGAAACCTCTGACAATTTAGAAACCCGAAAGCCTTCAGAAAACACTGATAGTTCAGAAAGATTAGAACCCTCAGAAGAAACAAAGCCCAGCTTTGAACTCAAACCTAAAAACTTTAACAAACGCTAAACAATGAACGGAGTAAAATTCATAAGAAAAAACGGTGGCTTAGGGCGTGAACTCGCAGGCGAAGACCATATCTCTGGGCTCATCGTCTATGGCGAAGCAGCCGTTGCTCCTACCTTATTACTTTCGGTAGAGGAATTAGCAGGCAAGGCTATTACCCACACAGCAAACCCCGTGTTGCACTACCATATAACCGAGTTCTTTCGTATCAATGAAGGGTCAAAGCTATACGTGCAATCAGTAGCAAGTGCCGACGGCAATTATACCGAAGTAAAAACCCTGCAAGCATTCGCACAGGGCAAACTCCGACAAATCGCCGTTTGCGACTTCAAAACCGAACTTTCGGGCTTAGATAACGCCCTTAGCAAGCTGAACACTATCGGCAAGGAGTTATCTAAACGTATCACCCCTGTAAGCCTTTTGTATAGCTTTAAACTCAAAGCCGAAGATATTGCTAACCTCCCTGATTTGCGCACCAAAAGTGCCGAACTTGTGAGCGTGGTTATAGGTCAAGATGGTGCAGGGCGAGGAAACTATATCGCACAAACTACCCCTGCAGTAGGTTGTATAGGGGCTGCCCTTGGAGCCCTTTCCAAAGCCAGCGTACACGAAAGCATTGGCTGGGTAGAGAAACAGAACTTAGTAACTGTTGCTTACAATAAAGGTCTTACAGGCGATGTACTGCAAGCCCTTGAATTGGATGTCCCTGCTTTAGCAGACGGTACCAAGCTTGGCAGCCTAACCCCTGCTCAAGTAGAAGCCTTGCACGGCAAAGGGTATATTTTCCTTATCCAATATGCAGGCAACGCGGGCACTTACTTCAATGATAGTTTCACTGCAACCGCTGCCAACAGCGACTTTGCCTATATTGAGAATAACCGTACCATCGACAAGGCTATCCGTGAACTGAACCGTGTGCTGGTACCTAAGATTTCAGGGCCTGCCTATATTGACCCCGACACGGGTAACCTACAAACAGCAACCGTATCAGCTATTAGTGCCCTTTGTGAGGAGCCTTTGGATGCAATGAAGCGCAATGGTGAGCTCAGCGGGTATAAGGTGTATATCAACCCACGCCAGCGCATTTTGCAAACCTCCAAGTTAGAGGTAGTACTCAAAATAGTACCCGTAGGCACTATGCGTGAGATAGAAGTAGCTATTGGCTTTGCCCTTAGCGTATAGCAATTTAATAACCATTTAAAAGCACTTTAAAAATGTTAGAATTAGAACCCCTTATCAACGGAAGAGAATACGGATGGGCAGATATCATCTGCACTATCGGGGGCGTACCCGTTACGGGTATTGTTGCCATAAAGTACGAAGAGGAGCAGGAGAAAGAGAATGTATATGGTGCAGGTCGCCACCCTGTGAGTCGTGGGTATGGTAGAGTGAAGACTACTGCTTCTATCACTGTGCTTGCCTCAACGGCAATGGCACTGAAAGCTAAAGCCCCTAAAGGACAATTACACCGTATTGCGCCTTTCCCTATCACGGTGAACTATCAGCCCGATAATCAGCCCTTGGTAACTCATATACTAAAGAATTGTGAGTTTCAAAAAACACCTTTTGAGTGGAAAGAGGGCGATATGCACAAAGAAGTAGAATTACCACTCATTGTAAGCCACGTAGTAGATAAAAGCATTTAATTATTATGGAAAAAGAAACGTTTATGTTTGTAGAAGACAACAAAGTCGCCGAACCTGCTACCATTTGCGGATTATCGGCAGCCGAAATACAAACCCTTAAAGAGGAACACGGCGAGCTGGTACTCGTAGAAGTAGCAGCAGAAGGTAAAACCCACCAAGTAATTTTCAAAGAGCCTACTTTTAAGCACTTAGAAGCTATTACCAAAATCTCCAAAACAGATGAAGTAAAAGCTGCGCAGGCTGCCTATATCAATTATGTAGTAAAAGCCGACGAAGCCATTGAAAAGCGTGATTTGCTCAAACTCAAAGCTGTAGAAGCCCTAATGGTGAGGGTACAAAACACCAAGGCAACCGCAAAAAACTTATAGGCTCACTACAATGTGAGCCCAGTGAGAAAGAAGAGTGGAAAGCTGAGGCACTGATTCGTGCTAACTTTGGGGTAGACCCCGAAAGTCTGCAAGCCAGTCAGTGGTGTAAGCTCTATGCCCAAGCAATGTGGTTAGAGCATTGGCGTATGCAAAACCAAGCCGAATTATTTAAGGTGCTTATGGGTGGGTAACTACTTTTTGTGTAGTTGTAAGGCAGGAAAGCCGTAGTGAAGCAAACCGCAAGCGGTAAACACTATGAGCATTAGGCAAGCCCAAGCCCCTCCAAACCCAAATATCCATTGGGTAAAACAACCTCCTAAAAAAGTAATGAATGATAGGCAATAAACGAACCAAAAGAGTGCTTTCATAATACAAGACGTTTTACACGGCAAAGATACAAAAAAAGATGAATAATACTTTCAATTACGGAATAAATTTTAATGTAGCAGGCGACAGCCAAGTATCTGCCGTATTTGTTAACTTGTTTAGGAATATGGAAGTACTGCAAGCGGAGGTTACCCAAATCAACCAAAGTCTGCATACTTTTTCAGAAAACACTACCAATGCTATTGAAAATGTAGGGCGAACGGTAAGAGAAAACTCAAGTACCTCCTTGATGACGTTTAAAACCTTTCTTGAGCTCACGGATAGGGTAGCGTCTTCAGTAAGCAATCTATATGCTCCTGGTGTTGCCTTAGAGAAGAACCTCGCTGAACTTTCGGCAATCACAGGCGTTACAGGTGAGGGACTGAAAGCTATAGAAAAGGCGGCACGTGATACTGCTAAAACCTTTGGTACTTCGGCAGTAGATAACGTGGAAGCCTATAAGATGATGCTTTCACAACTTAGCCCCGATATTGCTAAGAACAGCGAGGCAATGAAACTGATGGGCGAGAATGTGAATATTCTCTCCAAGCAAATGGGAGGCGATACCATAGCCGCTACCGATGTACTCAATACCTCTCTGAACCAATTTGGGGTGAGTATGGAAGATCCTATCAAGGCGGCAAAGGTGATGACCGAGATGATGAACATAATGTCGGCAGCTGCCCAAAATGGCTCGGCTGAACTCCCACAAATCAAGCAGGCATTAGAGCAGGTGGGTATGGTGGCTAAAACTACTGGATTATCATTTGCTGAAACCAACGCCTACATTCAGCTATTAGACCAAGCAGGCAAGAAAGGAAGCGAAGGAGGGGTAGCCTTGCGCAACGTACTCACTACCCTTTCGGAAGGTCGCTTTACCTCCAAACTCGCTGCCGACGGACTCAAAGCAGCGGGCATTAGCACCGATTACTTAGCCGATAGTAGTGTCCCCTTACACGAACGCCTAAAAGCTTTACGCAAGATACAAGGAGACACCGCCCTAATGACCAAAGTATTTGGCAAGGAGAATATGGCTGCTGCCATTGCCCTTATCAATACAGCTGATGAAGCTGAAGCGATGACGCAAAAGATAGAGGGAACGAACTCGGCAATAGAGCAAGCTGAAGTGATAATGGAAAGTACCGCCGAAAAGAACGCACGCCTTACCGCACAAGTGGAAGACTTTAAGATTTCTATTTTTAATGCTACAAGTGGTGTATTTGGTTATACGGGAGCTATCAGTGATATGGTGCAACAGATGACGGGACTTGCCCCGTTGCTAATGGTAGTTTACAACGGTATTACCTTTCTAACCAATGCCGAAAAACGCGCAGCCTTATGGTCGGGTATTCTATCCGTAAAAACAGCCGTATGGGCAGGCGTTACCAAAGCAATGGCAGTAGCACAGGGCATACTGAATGCCGTAATGAATATGAACCCTATATTCCTCATCATTACCGGCGTTGCCTTACTTATCGGCTACATTGCTACAGCAATTACCTACTTTGACAGTTTTGGAAGTACAATGCTACTTCTCTTAGGGCCAATAGGAGCTATCATCAGTGCCTTTATGATGATTAAACGACATTGGGATAGCATCGTCGAAGCCTTTAAATCGGAAGGTATATTAGGCGGACTTAAGCGTATAGGCTTAGTGTTATTAGATGTAATAATGGCACCACTACAAAAGATATTAGGCTGGGTCGCAGAGCTCACTGGTTGGGAGTGGGCGGCAAATGCTTCTGGAAGTGTAGAGGAGTTTCGCAAGAATATGGACTTAGTCTCTGATGAGGAAAAGGCAAACACCAAAAAAGAAGACGATAAACCTCAAGAAGTAACGGTAGTAGAAAACAAAGACAGCTTTGACCTTACCAAAAACAAACCTACTGTGCCTACCGTTGGGGGTGTGGCAGCTACCAAAACAATGAACAGCACAGGAGTGGGTGGCGACAAAGGCAAAAGTGAAAACAAAGTGCGTAACCTTAGTATCGGCAAGATGATGGATAATTTTAACGTGTATATGAATACCGAGAAGGGTATAGATAAGCAACAACTCCTACAAGCAGTAAGAGAAGTGTTACTAACTGCTACTGCCGATTTTGCCGGTGCAAATGATTGACGAATATGATACACTTTAACTTTCAACCCCAGCCCGAAACAATTGCTAAAACGGTAGCCTTAAACTTGGCTTTTCGCTTTGGTATGCAAACGGGCAAGCCTTTAGAGGTTAAGAAGTTTGACGGCGAGTTTGTGGCAATGAGCGACTTAGAAAACCGCCCTTGGCTTACCTCCTTGCGTATGAGTACCCACCACGAGGGCGAGCGTTACAGCTTATTGTTCCCCGAAGTGATTATCTCAATAACCCAACAGCGCAATATCGTTACTACTCCCCTGCAAGGGCGTGACGGCACGATTAAGGAGTATATCAGCAATGGTGATTACAGCATTACCCTCGACCTCGCCATTACCGATTATGAAGGCGAACCAGGGGAGCAATCCGACGAAACGTTTTTATTGCCAAAGCAGGACTACCCACTAAGTCAGGTAGAAACCTTGCGCAAGCTACTCACTACTCCCGAAGCAGTGGAAGTAGAAAGCGACTTTCTCTATGCGTTCGGCATCAAGTCGGCAGTAGTTACCTCCTTCTCCTTGCAGCAGGAAACACACAGCAATCGCCAAAGCGTACAGATACAAATGCTATCAGACGAACCTTACGAAATAAAACAAATACAAGACGATTATGTTAAGACTTTGTAGCAAAATAACCATTGAGGCGGGTGGCACCCGCTGGCAATTCAATTCGGTAGCTGAGTGTAACATTGTAGAAGATATGGGAAGCCTTACCGATACTTGTGAATTGAAGTTACCTCGTAACATCAAATGGCAGGGACAGGTAGCACCTGCAGGCAATAATAAAGAGATGATTTATCCGCCCATAAAAAGAGGCGACCGCATAACAGTAGAACTCGGTTATGATGATGATTTAAAAGTACGTTTTGCGGGTTATATACGTTCGGTAGATGCTAAAGTACCTATCACCATTAAATGCGAAGATGGTATGTTCCTGCTCAAATCGCTAAAAGCCGAACCTAAAGCCTTTAAGAATGCTACCCTAAAAGAGATAGTGGAACATCTACTCAAGGGCACAGATATCACTTACAAACTCATTGACGATAACATATACGTAGGGGCGTGGCGTATCACCCAGCCCAACGTATCACAAGAGTTGCAGGAACTGAAGGACAAGGTAATGCTTAGTAGTTACTTTAGGTTTATTGAGGGGCAATCGGTGTTGTACATAGGCTTAGCCTACCCTATAGACAATCGAAGGAAGCTGTTTTTTAGGCACGGCAGAAACATCATCAGTGAAGACTTTACTTACCGTGATAAAGACGATATAAGGGTACGTGTAGAGGCACAGAGTTTTAACGCCAAGCATAAGAAAATCACCTACGAGTACGGCGATAAAGACGGTGAGGTGATAAAACTCCGCATAGATGGACTAACAGAGGAGGAGCTAAAAAAATACGCCCTACAAGCTTTAGAACGCTACAAACAAAGTGGCTTTAAGGGTTCGTTTGAGACCTTTGGCGTACCGGAAGTAAGCAAGTGCGATATGGTGGAAATACACGCCTCTGACGGCAATAGTGGTACTTATTTAGTGAAAAAGAATGAGATTAGTTTCGGTACCAATGGCTACCGACAAAAGATTGAATTAGGGAATGCATTATGATAAAAGAACTAATACAGCAATTAGCCAATACGGGGCAGGAACTATACGCCAAGGTGTGCGAGGTAACCTCTGTAGATGAGGAGGCTAAAACCGCTGATGTAAGTCCCTTAGACGGTAGCTCACCTATCAATGATGTTTATTTAGTTGTAGACTTTGAGAAGGGAGGGTTTTATATGCAGCCTAAAGTGGGTTCGCTGGTATGTGTGGCTTTTATTAACAAAGAAACGGCAATAGTAGTAGGAACCTCCGAGCTGGAGAAAGTAGAATGCATCTTAGGAGGTTTTACCCTAAAAATAGAAGACGGCAAACTACAACTCAAAAATGAGCAAGCCGATTTTAAAACCCTTTTAAACGACCTTTTAACAGAACTTAAAAACGCTATCATTCAAACTCCCGCAGGCCCTGGCAACTTTGCCCCGAATAATGTAGCAAAGTTTGAAGAGATTAACAATAAAATTAACCAGTTATGGCACTAAACAAACAAGCCCTTCAACAAGGCATTATCGCCTTACAACAAGATATGCAACGCAAAACCGATACCTCAATGGAAGAGTATGCCGAACGCTTAGCCTCCATTATTGACGACTTTGTTCGTAGTGGCGAGGTAACAGTAGCTACAGGAATCACCCTACAAGCAGGGGCTTATACGGGTGCTACTACGGGTGAAGGAAAAGGGAAAATAACTTAAAAACACATATCACAATGGAATGGATAACAGAAGTACTTAAAGAGCATTTTGGTTCGTTTATCGGTATGGTATTATCGGGCTTAGCAGGTTGGTTCTTTGGTCGCCCCAAGCAGCAAATGGAACTACAAACCTCCGAACTTGACAATGTAGACAAGGCTGTGAAGATATACCGAGAGATGATAGAAGACTTAGGCACCAAGTACGCCAATGCTATTGAGGAACTCAAACACGCTAACCAACGCATTAAGGACTTAGAAGCCTCAGTAGAGGAACTTCTCACTGAATTAAAGAAGTACAAGCAGTTAAATGGTAAAGCAAAATGACAATCACCGCCCTACATAATCAAAGTCTATTAGACATTGCCCTGCAACATACAGGCACAATTGAAAGCGTCTTTGAGTTTGCCGAAGCCAACGCTATTAACATCACTGATGATGTGCAAGCGGGCAAAACCTTAGTACTGCCTGCCGAAGCATTTAGCAATAAAGATATACTAAACTACTACATTGCAAAGAACTTACAGCCCGCAACTGCCTTTTCTAAGGAAGATGAACAAGTTGCTAAACGCCTTGAGGGTATCAGTATTTGGGCGATTAACTTAGACTTTGTAGTAACACAACAATAACTATGGCACGAAGCATTCAAGAGATACAAAACCTTATCCTGCAAGCCAAAGCACAAGAGCCTGCATTGGAAAGTCTCAATAGCACTTCCAAAGTAGCGATTTGGCGCTTGTGGGTCTATATTATAGCGGTGGCAATATGGAGCTTAGAGAAGCTATTCGACCAGCATAGAGCGGATATAGACAAACGCCTTACCGAACTCAAACCCCACACAGCACGTTGGTACAGAAGCAAAGCCCTTGCTTTTCAGTATGGTTTTGACCTATTGCCCGACAGCGACAAGTTCAATAACCAAGGACACACGGAGGAACAGATACAGGCAAGTAAGATAGTGAAGTACTCCGCAGTGATTGAAAGCAAAAACGAGGGGCGTTTGATAGTAAAAATATCGGGTGAACAGGGCGAGCAGTTGCAACCTATCACTGATGCCCAAAAGCAAGCCTTTGAAGCCTACTTGCAAGAGATAAAAGACGCGGGCGTACGCCTATCAGTGGTGAACTACCAACCCGATATACTTCACTTGCAAATGAAGATAGTATATGATCCTTTGGTATTAGATAGTAACGGACAAAGTATCATTCACGCCACTAAGCCAGTAGAAACGGCTATTAAAGACTATTTAAAACGCCTACCCTTTAACGGTGAGCTCGTATTAGCACACCTTATTGATGTGCTGCAACAAGCAGAGGGGGTTAAAATACCTCACTTAGTGTTAGCACAAAGTAAGAACATCACCAGCGGTGGAGACTACGGAGCTTTTGAAATGATAGAAATAAGCAAGATACCCACCGCGGGCTATTTTACCATTGATAACTTTAACGATATAACCTACGTTAGCAATGTATAACCTAAACATCGACAAACTGCTCGTGCTACTTACCCCTACCTTTTTGCGT